ATAAATAATGTATATATCATTGTTTAATATTAAATGAACAATAATTTATATATGTAAATCAATTTTTTATAAAAAAATGACAGTCATTTTTGAGTATTTATTTAACAATAATTGGAGGAGGAACATTCATAAGTGATGTTGTTTCATTTTAAAAATACTATCGTCATTGTAAATGCGGTAATGATTTTCCTCTTCCATAGTCATTAAGACACAGGGTATCACCCATTTGGTAATTCCAGGGTGTAAAATTTGGGATATGCCTACTGAGGAGATTGGCTTTTACGAGCCCCTTCGGTAAATTATAAATTAATTATGTAAATATTTGTTATATTATGTTACTATAACATAACAAATTAGGTCCTGGGTGGATTTGAACCACCGATCCTTCGATTAACAGTCGAATGCATTAAAACCCCTATGCTACAGGACCATTGTGGAAAATTATAATATATTGCTTATTCCACGTAGAATATATATGTTTTACTTCTTTAAATAATTATATAAAAAATAAATAAAAATAAATAAATAAAAATAAATAAATAAATAAAAATATATATAAAAAAATAAAAAAAATATATATAAAAAACTTGACTTGTATATAATACAAGGTTATAACAAATTATTATAATATTTTAATATTATATATAATGCCAGGTGGACTAATGCAACTTGTTGCCTATGGGGCTGAAGATTTATATTTAACTGGTAATCCCCAGATAACGAATTTTAAAATAGTTTATAGAAGACATACAAATTTTGCAATGGAATATATTGAACAGTATTTTTATACTTTACCCAATTATAATCCTACTAAAAGAACACAAGGTAAAATTAAAATTGAAAGAAATGCAGATCTTTTACACGATGTATATTTTGTATATGATACTCCTAATATTAGATTTCCAATTGAAGATTATGATAATTTAACACCAGACGATGTTAATTTTAAATGGGTTAGAGATTTAGGTAATAATATTATTTATTCAGTTGAAATATCTATTGCAGGAAATCGCTTAGATATTCAATATGGACAATGGATGCAAATTTGGAATGAATTAACAATTACTGAAAGTAAAAAAAGTTCTTACAATCGTATGGTAGGTAATTTTTACAAAATGAGACCTGGGCATAGCACATTTTATCCAAATAAAGATAATGGTACTATATTAAATACAACTATACCAAGTACAAGATTATATATACCACTTAATTTTTGGTTTTGTAAAAATCCAGGATTAGCAATACCATTAATAGCACTTCAATATGATGAACTTTACATATATTTTGAATTTAATCCATTAAATTACCTTTTTACTATAGGTAAAGAAAATCTAAGTCCTTCTGCATTTTTTTCACCCGGTAATGTGAATTCTAATTCAGATCCAGATAGTTTTGTAAGTCAATTAGTAGCAGCTGGTTTTAATCAACAAAATATTTTTAATGAATTTATTCAAGGGACTTGGAATCAAAATTCTTTCCTATTAGCTAACTATGTATATCTTGATGATGATGAAAGAAGAAAATTTGCACAATCTTCTCACGAATATTTGATTCATCAAGTACAAAGAAGAGTTTTTACAGGAATTAAAAGTGGTACTAACACTAAAGAATTAGATATGTTTCATCCTGTTAAAGAATTGATTTGGGTATTTCAAAAAGATAGTGTTAAAGATTTGAATGATTGGGGAAATTATACATTTTTAGATTTACATAATGATTATAAAAATATGATGGAAGAATATAATAATAAATTTGACTTTTTAGATCAACAATCTGATGTTAATTTTATGGCACAAAATAATAATTTCATTAGACAAAATGAAATAAATCCTGTTAGACAAGATTGTAGTTTCTTAGGTTCAGGAATGTCAAATACTTTAGCATTTAATGATTATGTTAATACAATGTTAAGTGCAAAATTAATATTTAATGGTCATGATAGATTTGAAGAAAGAGATCACACATTTTTTAATGCATTACAAGCATTTAAATATCACACACATTCAGCACCTGCAGGTGTATATATTTACTCATTTGCTTTAAATCCTGAAGAATTTCAACCAAGTGGTACATCAAATTTTAGTAGATTGAATAAGATAGAAATGCAATTTAAAATTAGAAAAGATATATGTGAAGATGATTTGATACCATTAAATCCAATTGATGATGTAAATGGTGCAATTCCCACAAATCCTGTCAATTATAATTTCTATATTTATGCTGTTAATTATAACGTATTTCGCATTATGGGAGGAATGGGTTCTATTGCATTTGCTAATTAGAATATAAAATTCATGAAAATAAAATTCATGAAAATAAAATTAAATAATTTTAACTAAATCTTTTATACGTCTTGTTGTTAATATATCGAGTTCTTTAAATGATTGAATCGCATTTTTTTTAATACGAGCTCTTTTTTTATCTGATATATTCATAACATAATGAATCTTTTCATATAAATCATGAGGACTAAAATGAAATGAATTATGTGTTTCTATAAATCCTTCTGAAATATTTTGTATACCACTTGTATTTGATTTAACTAAAAATCCATTATAATTATCTATAATTAATTCATTCATAGGAGGCGCATCTATACTTATTATTAATTTACCCATACCTCGTGCTTCATTTATATAATGTCCAAACCCTTCATTAAAACTGGGGCATAAGAATATTTCATATTTTTCTAAAAAATTTTTATATTCACTATCCATTAGTTTTTCAGAAATTACATTTATTTTTGCATTTTCTTTTATACATTCTTCAAAAACATTTTTTTGACTAATATGAAAAGTGTCACTATATTTAAATGTTAATTCAGGTAAACTTGTGTATAATCTCCAAGTTGTTAATATATCAATGGTATTTTTATATGGAGATTGACCTCTATTATGAACTATTGTATTTTTCTCACATACATTTTTATTTATATCCATAATAATTGATGTGAAACCGGTATATTCTAAGTTAATTTTTAATTTATTAACATTATATATATGTTTTAAACTATAATATGTGAAATAATTTTTACAAAATACATAATTAAATGATTCTAATAATTCATAAATATTATTAATATTATAATAATTTTTTAACATGAATGATTCTTTATTGGTTAATCTTTCAAAATTTGGAATAAATATAGTTTTATGATCTTTAATAATATTTTTATTTAATTGATTTTTAATAAATGGAACATTTTCAATAAATATCAAAATATCATCATCATTAATAGAATTTACAAAATTATAAAAATCTTTAGATGATTCATTTAAATTACTGGGTAAAATAAATATTTTAATAATAATATCATATCCATCTAAAATATTTTTTAAAATATTTGCATCATTATGTAAACCCTGTGTATTAGTAGGAAGAATTATATAAATTGACATATTTAATATTTTTATATATATATAAATAATATTATAAATATTATTATAAAACACACTAAAAATATTAATTATATATATATATATATATATATATATATATATGTCTAAAAATATTGCAAATAAAATTAATAAATTATGTTCTCGTGTTTCTAAGATAGAAAAAAATTTTACAAATAGATTTATTATAAAAACACCATTAGATGCCGAAGGTGATGTTAATTTTACAGGTAGAGTAAATATATTAGGTAATGGGACACAAGTAGAAAGTGGTAGGTTAGATAAATATATTCCTATTCTGGATGGTGCAAATATGGAAGGGTTTGCGGATAATTTTATTGAATTACTGGAAAAAATTGGTTTTCCTGTTTCCACTGAACTATCGTGTAGTGATACTGATGTACGAATAATGAGAAATTATACAAGAGTTGGTAATAATATAGTTGTAAATGGAACTTTTAGAATAAGAGTATGTATTGAATCTGCATTATTTGTGATGATTATTATTTTACAACAAATTGGTTTAATGCCGTTTATTGAAATTATTAGTAGTTTAATATTAGATGTAACAGATAAATCTTATTCTTTAACAGATTTTGATGTAAATGATTTTATAAGTATTTTTGAGAATTTGAAAGATGAAGTTGAAAATATAATAAATAATGGACTTAATACTGTTCCATTTATATTTGATACTATAACTGAAAAAAATATTAATGAAAAATATAAAATATCAGAACAAACATTTATGGATGATTGTACTAATGAAAGTATTATAATAGATGAAGATATACCATCGATTGGTAGCGGAAGATTTAGTAGTCTAAGAACAGATTTATTAGCTAAACAGCTGGAAGATTTAGTAGATTTTATTCCAGAACCAGAAAATGATACTTTTATAATACCTGTGAAAGAATTAGCTTGTGAGATTATAGATGGTATTCTTACTCCTCTTAATACAGCTATTGAAAATCTTGGTGGGAGTACAATAGATGTTAATAAAGACGATATAAAAGATATAGAAGTACCAGTTGTATCAATAACAGATGGATTGGTAAAGTTTTTGAAAGATATAATTGGAATATTAACACCTATTATAACATTAATTATTGATTTAGAAAGTACACAATTCACAATAGAGGGTAAACCTGGTGAAGATAAAATTGATGTAAATTTATTTGGTCCAATATCAAATTTATTAATAAATAAATTATATGAAATAACAATGGAATTAATGAGTATAGTAAATACAATTACAGGTGATTTTAAAATTCCTCCAGAATTAATTAAAAAATTTGCTGAATTTATTGGAATTATTATTCAAACATTTGTTGTTGGAGAAGGTACGTTTGAATATAATTATAGATGTGATGAAAATCAGATTCCAACCTTTTAATAATTTTATTATTTTGTAATATTTTATTATAAAATAATATATATGGGTATAACAAGTTTGATAATTGCAAACTATAATCAAGATATAGCTTATTTTATTGGCAAAAATTTATGGAAATATAATATGATAAATTTTACAAATACATATTATACAATATATTATGGTATTAAATATTTTTGGAAATATCGCGGAAAAATTAAAAAAGAAATTATGGAAACATGGGAAAAACATAATTTGACATGGAAAATTAAGAATACTCTTTATAGCAATATTCCTAAAATAACATATAATACTTAATATTATTATACATCTTTTACATAATAATATATTATATTGAAAAACTATTTACAAAAGTTTTTCAACACGTGCAATACGACTACACATTTTGTTAACTTTATTAGATAGAACTGCATTACCATTGGGACCTAATGGTCTATATGGTTGTTTTGTTTCAACAGATTGAATACCAACAACTTTTTCTAATTTATTGATACGTTGACACAATTTATTTAATTTATCTGATGGATTATTAGATAATCCTCTTGGTCTGTTAACAGGTAACAAATTAAGTGGAATACCTGCTTTTTTTTCGGCTGTTGAAACACGAACGCATAATTGTGAAAGTTTATTTGCAGTACATGTATTAAGTTGCATTTTTATAAATTATACAAATATTTTAATTTCAAAGTAAAAATAAAAATAAATATAAAAATAAAAATAAAAATAAAAATATTTCACTAAATAAATCTATAAATTATCCCAGTTTCTTGTTTTTATAACACTATCTTTAGCAGCAGGAGCAGTCAAATCACAATTCCAACATGGTATTTTATCTTTTCTAATATAATTTTTAAAATCAGGATGTTCTTCTATTTCAAAAACATTAATATTGCATCCATAATCAGTAGCTGGTTCATACTTTTCTCTTAATTTAATACATTTTTTAAGATTTCTATTTTCAACTTTCCAACATTCACATATAGGATCTGTATAAGTATTATTATCTATACGACAATAGTGTGAAATATGTCTTCTGCATTTTTTAGGTATATCCATTTTATGTAAATTTTTTTTATCCCATTTAACATTTCTACATTCTTTTTCATTACATGGATTTGCTCTTCTAACTATAAAAGGACATTTATCATGACTTATCCTATTAAATTTTAATTCTTCTGGTATTGGACAATCTGGAAAATTTTTTTTATACAATCTATGAGCATTTTCTTTATTTGTTCCATATGAATTTTTTCCTGTACCCATTGTATTCGCATATTTAGTATCTGGTGATATACTTATTATATATTCACCATTTTTTTTGGAAACAGTAGGGCAACTATAACATAGTTGATCATCTTTACTTCTTTTATCTGCACAATATTTTTTACAAGCATGTATATTTGTTTTACATTTAGTTGAATCTTCACCATTTTTTTTACAATAATAATGACAATCTTTTTTATATTTTTTATATTTTTTATAATTTTCATCATCACTTGAATCAGAAGTATCTCCCCCGTTATCATTATCACTTTCAATTAAATCCATCATAGGTTTAATAGCTGGACGATATTTGAGATAATTGTTAATATATTTTATTTCATCTTTAGAAATTTCTCTATCATATATTAAGAAAGAAAATAAATTAGTATTCCATGTACCATTATGATTAATTTTAAGCATATGCTCTTTATCAAAAAACGGTCTTAAAACTTTATTAAATGTATAAAATAATTCATTATTAACCCATAAATTAGCTGTACCATTATTATATGTTAATGTATAAACAAAATCATTAATATTTGGGTGTATATCTTTACCTTTTGTAGACATTGTTACACCATTAATAGTAACTTCAATCTCACCGGAATTATTTGGTATATTTATACCAATTGCTGTATTATTGGTATTTTGTAAAAATAGTGTTTGATTTTTGCCTTTGATATCTTCTTTTTTAGACGCATCAGATTGTGAATATATAATAATTGAGAATTCTTTAGTTGTATTCAATAATTTAAGTCCCGAAGGTCCTGTTAAAGTATTATTCTCTGTTTTAAAGTATCCATCTTGACTCCAAGTAGGTTTTTTATACCATTTATAAGTTTCATTATTGTTACTTAGATCATTCCAAATAATACATGTTCCATCAGAACATGAATAATTATTTTTTGCATCTAAGAAAGTTTTAAGTCCAATTGTTACATTAAAATTTGATAAATGTTTTAAATATGGTAATAATACAAGATCAGTAAAATATCTTTTACCTATATTTTTTTCAGTACCTAATATAATATTAATATTTTTATAATTATTTGTTGAAAATATAAATTCAAATTTATACCATTTTTTTTTATTAATTTCTTTCTTTTCTATAAGTTTTTTAGTTGTATTTATCACATAATTATCATCTGTTTTTATATCAACTAATTTACATTTTTTGGAACTATTAATCCACAATGTTAATCTATAATTATATAATGGTTCTAAATTTGTCTTAATCGCATAAAAACTACCATTTTTATAATTATTTTGTTCTAAAACATATGGTGAAATTTTACTATTAGGATTATCACTAAATTTAATAATATTATTTATACCTTGTTTATAAGAACTAATATCAGTTCCATTTTGGAAAGAACCATTATTAATTAGATTATAATTATTAGGTAATATATTTTTATTATTATTTTTGAATTCTTCTTTATAATAGATATTATTTAATATTAATAATATTAATATAAATATTAGAGTACAACTAATAATATATAATTTTTTCATTATAATATAATATAAGAAGAGATTATATTATAAATTAAAATATCAATAATGTTTAATTTTTTTTAGCAATAGCACTTAACTTAATATTATCTTTATCTTTTATTGTTACTCTTATTCTATTTTTATCTATATTTTTATTAAATATATTATTATTTTTATTACTTCCTTCTAAAATATTTGCACCAATATTAACCACATTAAATTTTAATGGCACAATTTTGTTGTTAATATGTTTATAAGTTCTTTGTTTAATTAAACCAGCATATGTTACAATTTTTCCTGGAACTTCTCTTGTTTCTATTTTAGTTTCTAAAATTTCAATATTAACAATTCCTTTTCCTTCATCATTTAAATCTATATTAATTTTGGGTTTAATTAACTTTATTTTAGTATCTATTTTATATAATTGTTCTTGATCTTCATTATTTTTAATTTTTGATAAATAATTTTCTTTAATATATGTTTCATAATTATAATTATCATTCCAAACTTTACTAAACTCTTTCATCCAAATACTTCTACCAGCCCATTTTTTATTAATATCATTTAAAACTTTTAAATCTTTAGGTAAAACATTTTTAGGACCAATATCATCATTAACATATGGGAAATCTTTTGTGGATTGAAATGGTTTATATGAATTTTTATAAGAATTATTAATTAATTTTCTTTTACCACATTCATCAATATTCCACAAAACTTCTTTACCTATTTTATTTTTATTAATATTTGTTAAAGATATTGTTCCTGATTTGCGTTTCATATAACCTTGTGAATTAGATGTTAAATATGTGCAATATTTATGTGATTTTATTAGATAAATATTTTCTCCTGTTGTATTATCATCTTTCTCTATATTTTTATAAATTTGCCAAACTTGATTATCACTACCTTCAAATAATGAAACATCCACAGATCCATCTTCATTAGCAGATAAATAATATTTTAATCCATTACAATTATAACTTGAAATAGTTACTAAACATATATTAGTATTAAAATGATTTTTTATATCTATTCTCCATTTTTGAGGAGAATTTTTACAAGACTGTGGTATATTTGCTACATTGCTATCTAAAAATTCACAACAACTATTAAATTGGGTTTTTGTTAAACAATCATCATTTGTAGGAATTTTATTATCTAAATATACATATGATTTATTTCCATAAGATTCAAAAGATAAAGTTTTATTAAATGCATTAGAATAAATATAAACATAATTTGCACTTATTAACTTATTTAAAATTTTATCATTTACACATTTGTAATCTTTGGGAGAATCTATAGCATTTAAATTAACATCTTGTGGGTTTAAATATCCTTGTTTATAATTACTTGCAGAACGGTTACAATTTGAAGGTTTATCAAAACCATGATTACAATATTGGCACAATCCACCACATTCATCACAAATATCTGGATTAGGTTTTTTAAATTTATTTGAATATATAGTATCTAAACTTGAATAATTTTCAATATTTTTTGATAATAAAATAATAGATATTAAAAATACTATTAATAATAATGTATAAATTATCATATATATTATATAAATATAATTATTTAATAATTTTTTTATAGTTATATATATTATACTTATGTCTTTGCCCAATTTGGCTAATAAAATAAATTGTCTATGTTGCAAAATTAAAAAATTAGATGAAAAAATTAATAATATTACAATTGATACAAAAGGTCCTACCGGTCCAAAAGGTATGACCGGTCCTCAAGGCTTAACCGGAAGTAAAGGTATGACCGGTCCTCAAGGCTTAACCGGAAGTAAAGGTATGACCGGTCCTAAAGGTATGACTGGATTACCAGGTGAAAAAGGTATGACTGGATTACCAGGTGAAAAAGGTATGACTGGATTACCAGGTGAAAAAGGTATGACTGGATTACCAGGTGAAAAAGGTATGACTGG